CGGCGACCCCGCTGGCGGCGAGCGCGCGGGCGAGGCCGCGGCCCCGCGCATCGGGCACGATGTAGAGCCAATGCGCGGCCCCAAAGACACGCGGCTCGCCGATTGCGCGTTCCGAGATCTCGCCCCCGAGAAAGCCGAGGAGCTCGCCCGTGTCGTCGTCCACGGCGACGTAGAAAAGCAACGTCGGATCCTGCTCCAAGCGGCGGGCGGCCAAGAGGGTGAAGCTGTCAAGATCCTCGGAGGCGTGCCCGGGATAGGGGACTGGATACGCGGCTGCGAGCTCGGCTTGCAGCGCCGCATAGAGGCGGCGGAGCCCGGGGACATCGGCAAAGACGGCGGGACGGACCGTCATGGCGCAGCGTCCTCGCCCGCGCCATCCGTGTCGGTGGCAGGGGCGGCACTGAGCTCCTCGAGCGCGAGCACGGCCCCCTCGAGTCGGGCACACATGGCGCGCGCCTCGGCGACGCCGCGGCGGAGCTCGGCAAGGCGGCCGCGTTGCCGCGTGAGCTCGGCGCGATGCTGCTGGATCTTCGCCTCAATCACCTGCGACATCACGGGACTTTCTCCGCAAGTTCCTTCACCGCGTTGATGAGCGCCACCAAGATCGGATGCATGTCGAAGGTAAGGACGCCGTCCGTTTCCTCTTCATCGGCGGGGTCGAGCTTCATGCGGGTCTCGGTGACGCATTCGGGGAACACGGCGCGGACTTTCTCCGCATCAAAGCCGTAGCAGAGCAAGTCGGGCTGTGCTTTCAGGCGGTAGGTGATGGGTTTAAGCTGCGCGATCTCGGCGAGGCCAGCGGCGTACGAGGCAACGTCCTGCTTCAATCGTGGGTCGGAGGGATTCGCCCACGTCGTGCCGGTCGATTTCTGACCAGTAGGACCGGCAATCACGAGATTCGACGACGCGTCGATATAGAATGCGTTCGCGAATGCGCCCGCAGCGGGCCGATACTGCAAATAAAAAGTGCCAGGGGCGCGGTAATCAAAACCGAGTTTCCAGCCCGGCACCGCCGAATTGTACCCGACCGTCGAGGCGTCATTTGCGTAGAGCGTCACGATATTCCCGTCCCATGCTTCAAGCGCACAGCGTTGCCCGAGAGTCACTCTCGGCGATCCCGCCGAGCCAACCGTGAGATTGGCACCACTGACAGTGAGGGTGTTGGCGTTCGTCAGGCTACCCGCGTTGTCGAGCGTGAGCAGCGCATTGTAGGCCGGCGTTCCCGCCGTGGCTGGCGCGCGATAGACCCTGAAGCTGTCAGTGTTATCAACCTGCACGCTCCACGCGGGCTTGGTCGTGTCGTCCAGCAGCGCCCCGCTCGCATTCGAGTGATTCGACCGCAGCCCGAACCCTTGGGTGCTCATAACCGATAGGTGCAGCTTGGGAGTGTTGCCGCTCCCCTGCGCGACGAGGACGTCAGCATTGGCCGCTGTCGGCAGCACAGTGACCGTCTTCGTCGCATCGGTCGGTGTCAGCGTCGCGCCCGACACCGTCCACTTGGACTTCGCCGCCGCGACCACCGTCGGATTCGGGAGCGTCCCGGTCAAATCCCCGCCGAGCGCGCCATTCCACGCGGCGTACATGGTGTCGTGATCGGCGTCGGCCTCGCTCGCGAGAATATCCTTGAAGCCGAGCGACACCTTTTGCTGATACGTGGTGACGCTGCCCTCTTTGAGTGGCCGTGTGAGCGCCATCTATCCGATCTCCATGGCGATGAAGCCGCCCCCGCCGGCGTTCGAGGTCTGTGCGGTCACAGTCGCCTCGGTGGTCCACTGGAGGGCGTAGGTGTGCGCGCCCGCCGCGACGGCTGGGTCGACGTAGGCGAGGGTGGGGACCGCCGTGTAGGCAGCGCCGGTGATGAGATGAGCCGCAGCGATGATCCCGGTCGTGCCGTCGCGGAGGATTCGCACGCCGACATTGGCGCCTGCCCCGGAGCACGTGGCCGAGATGTTCCCCGACGCGAAGAGGAAGACGGAGCCACCGCGCGTGGTGATTGAGAGAGAAGCAAGGGTTGTCCACGTGTTGTTGGCGGGGAGCGTCGCACTGGTCGGGACGGCGACGGAGACGGGAGCGCCGCACGGGGCGTTCGGGCCGAGCTTTGCGCGCGTCACCGCCTGGTCGGCGAGCTCCACCGTGCCGACGGCACCATCGGCGATCTCCGACGCACCGACCGCATTCGGCGCAATCTGCGCGGCCGTGATGGTATCCGCTGCCAGCGCTGCTGCCGTGATGGCGCCCGGCGCGATCCCGGGATTCGGATAGGTCCCGCTTAAGCTCCCGCCCGCCGGGCCCGACGGGGGATATGTCGTCGGCGCGCCCGTCACCTTCCCCCACGCCACGTTGCTCACTTTGGCGTCTGTCACGGCACCGTCCGCGAGCTTCGGTGTCGTCACCGCGAGGTCTTGCAGGTGGGCTGTGAAGACCGCACCGTCGGCGAGCTCGCGCGGTCCGACGGCATCGGCGGCGAGTTTGGCACTCGTGACCGAGCCGTCTTTCAGATTCGCGGTATCGGTGCCGTTATTCCATGCGTTGTAAATCGTGTCGAAATCGGCATCGACCTCGCCGGCGAGGATCTTGGTATAGCCCGCCGCGACCTTGGCGACGTAGCTCGTCGTATTGCCCTGTTTCGGCGGCCGGGGAATCTTCGCCATTTATTGCGTCTCCCGCGCCGAGGGCTGGACGCGCAATTCAAAGTCTCGGAGATCGCAGGGGAGCGCATCAACGTGCGTCAACGTCGCCGTGAAGGCCCGGCCCCGGGGCTCGGGCACGGGGCATTCAAACTCGCTCAACACGGTCCAGCGCATCGCAAACTCGGCCACGTTCCAATCGTTCGTGTTCCACGCGTCCCCCGGCGGGGTGGGAAAGACGAGCGTCCCCGACGCGGCATAGCCATAGTCCGAATGCACGACGATACCGAGCGAGGTCGTATCAACCGTCTGCGCGATGATGCGGGCCCGCTTCGCAAGTTTCGGTGTCAACGGTTGCTGCGCATCGAGAAGTGCGGTGCGGAGCCGCGAGACAATCGCCACGGAGACTTCGGTGGCCCACTGGCTCGTATTCCATTGCGCGACGTTCCACTGCCCGCCCGTGCGTGGTCCGATCGGATCCATGTACTCGTCGGCCTGGTCGAGGAGCACGAAAAACGTGCTTGAGCCATCCTGCGCAGCCCACGCCCGATCCTCCTCGTCCGGATGATCGGTCGCGCGGGCGGCCGCCGTATACGCCGGGGTCGTATGCGGCCCCCACCACTGCGGGGGATCGGTCAAGCCGCGACGGAGGTCGAGCCACCATTCTTCGCTCGGGTCGCTTCCACCAGCGGGTACGAGCGCCAGCTTATAAAAGCCGCGGTGAAAGATGGCCCACGCGCGCGTGCGGAACGGCACGGGTTGTGCCCGCACCGCTGGCTCGATTGGCCAGCCGACGTCGCGTGGCTCGGCTTGTTGCGGCGTCAAGAGATAGACGCTCCGCTTGCCACAAAACAGCACGCCGACCGGCGTCGCCACGATGGTCCGGTCCCCCGGGCAGCCAATCTCGCCCGAGACCTGCACGAGCTCGCTCTGCCGGTCGTCGAGCGGATCGCCGAAATAGAGCCAGGTACTTGTCGCGGTGAAGATCCCGAGCGGCGACGTCGGGCTCCGATTGGTCGAGCTCAGACTCGCCACGGCAAAGCCGGTCACCGGGGCGCCGAGGTCTGGGCTCACCGCCGCCGCGGGGAAAAAGAGCCCTTGCGCATAGAGCGTCTGTTCGAGGCCGGGAACGAGCACACTCGTCGCCCACGCCCGGCGAGACGCCGCATCGAGCCCGCCGGCCCCCCACAGACGGCCCCGATGCGCGATCAAATGCGAGCCGCGCCGGACCACTGTGGACGGGGTTGGCACCGCGACCGACTCGACGGCCGGGTCGTCCCACAAGGCGAATTGCCCCCCGACGGGGAGGCCGGCGGGCGTCTGGTCGTGTGCGCCTTCAATCTCTTGGTCGACGCCCGCCAAGAAGAGGTGATAGAGCAGTTGCCCCGAGAGTGCCCCGCTCGGTGCCGTAAAGGCGATGCGCTGCCGGCCCGTGCCGCCCGTCGTCACCGTGCGCACGGGCCCGATCTTCGTCCAAACGCTCGCCGCATGATCGTAGAGGCCCCACCGATAGCTGTACGTGCCAGCGAGCACGCGCGTGGCATCGTCGGCGGTGAGCGTCGTTGCCTGCCCGGTATCGTCGAGGCTCGCGAGCGGCACGAGGTCGGTCGCACTGCCCCCAAGCGGAACTTGCTTGATCGGGTCGACGTCAGTGCCGACGTAGAGCGTATCGCCAATGACGGCGGCCCCGTAGCGGTTGGCGGTGCCCGTGGCGCGTGCGTCACGGGTCAAGGGAAAGATCCCATTTGAGACGACACTAAACGGGCTATCATCCTTCGACATGTAGAGTTGGTCTGCAGCCACCGCGTAGAGGTAGCGGTGACCATCGGTCGCCGTGCAGTAGACGAGCGGGTCACAGCGCCCCGGCTGCGGGAGCCGCAGCCAGGAGAGACTGCCGCGGCGCTTGCTCAACACATAGGTGAGATCCGGCACCCAGTTTTCCGCGTGCACGAGAAAGCCGGGCGGCGTAAATGCGGGATCCATGGCGAGCATGGTCCCTTGGAAGCGCCGGACGGGGAGCGGCGTCTCGCGGTCGGGAGCGCCCGGCACTAGTCGCCTCGGTACGGCCGACGAAACACGGCCGGGTCGAGTGGGATATCCGCCCGTTGCGAGCGCAGCGGTGCCGCGCCGCGCCGGATGAGTGCCAAGAGATTGTCCCGACTCGCGGCCTCGGCTTGCGCCCGGGCATCGCGCTCGTGCTCAAGCGCGAACACATAGACCGCCTGCACAAGGTAGTTATGATACGGGAACACTGGAATATCAGCGGGTTCGTCGGCTGGGAGCGGCTCGGACGGGAGGCGCTTGTACCGCAGCACGACGTCGATCCGCCGACCCGTCGGGTCAGGGGCGACGCGTGCGGTCGTATCGCTCCGCGACACCGCCCAGTAGAGCGGCACGCCCCCGGCGCTCGAGCCCGCGGGCGGGGCGATCCTCGCGAGCTCCTCGGGCGACAGCTCGATCGCAAACAGGTTCGCTTGCGGGCTGCCGTCGATCGCAACGATCTGGAACCCGTGGTCGTCGGTGGCGGTGACGAAGTCGGCGGGCAAGGTGACCGTTGGGCCCGCGAGCGTGAGCGGGGCCGACACGTAGAGGAACGGCCAGTCGGCGAGCGTGTAGAGCTCGAAGAGGTGCTGCGCGAGGAAATCGGCGGCGTCGGCGTCGAGTGCGCGGTTGCCCGCGCGGTTTAGCGCCAGGTCACGGATTTTCTGCCGCGTGTACCGCCCCGGCGGGATTGTCGGCACGAGTCGCGTCCTCCTCCGCGGGCGGGTCGGGCAAGCCAAGCTCTTGGCGGAGCTGCCCGACCGCGTGGTGGTACACTTGGCGTTGGCGTTGCTCGAACTGCTCGCCGGCGGCGAGGACGGCGGCGTTGTTCTGATGCAGGCGATTCACTGCGGCGTTCCCGGCGGCGGCGAGTGCGGCCTCGAGCTCCACGGCGTCCCGCGCGGTAAAGGCGATGGTGACGTGCTCGCCTTCGCCCGTCACCTTGACGAGCTGCCCGGAAAACGGCGGGGTCCCGGCGTGGGCGCGGCCTTTCGCCATCATGCCCGCTGAATGGCCCGGGCCCGCTCAGCGAGCGGGGAATCCAAGTCGACCGTGCCGTGGTCGCTTCGCCGGTCGTCCATGCGTTGCGCCTCGACGATGCGGGCAAAATGCACGAGGCCCAAGATGGTCCGCGCCTCGCATTCCCAGACCTCGACCGTGCCGAAATAGACCCGCTCATTGATGCGCACGAATTGCTTATTCGGAAGCATCGGCACATCGACGGTACAGCGCGTGCAGCCCGGATGCAGCTCCACATGGGTCGCCCGACGGAGCCGGCCCTCGATGCGCCGTTTGAGCGTCCGGCTCCCCTCGTCGTCATACTGGCAGATGTCACGCCACGTCTGGTTGAGGGCCTTGAGGCGGGCGGGCGTGAGCGGGGCCCGGTCCTCGAGCGCCACGGCGGCAAGCTCCTCGGGCTCGAGCGTCTCGTCGGCGGGGAGCTCGTCGTCAATGTCCGGCGGCTCGGGGGCCGTCGACTTCTGCAGTGGAGGGCGCCCCATCGGAATCAACCGAATGCGCTCGCGGCCTCGAAGCGCCGGTAGAAATCCGTGTTGAGAATGCAGGTCTTCGTCATGAACTTAAACCCGCATTTCCTTCGCTGTTTCAACGGATCCGAATCGCTCGCGGTCGCGGCGGTCAAGGTGGTTTCGACCCGCGATCCGAGCGCAGGGACCGCAAAGGCGCTCTTGCCGAAGATGTACCCAACGTGCACGTTGCCGGTCGCGGGCGGATCGGCACCCGCGGGGGCGCCCGTCGACGAGAAACCAATTGAGACGCCGCCGCTCACCTTGGCCACATTCACGTTGAGCAGCGCGCCGACTGGCTTGATGACGACCCCTTGGTAGAGCGGCACGGTGCCACCCTCCGTCGAGACATACAGATTGTAGCGCCCTTCCGGGGCGGTGGCGGAAATCTGGAACTGGACGTCAAACGCGGCGGCATTCGTCACGTTCGCGCTGGCAATCTGCCGCGAATCCAAGCCCGTGATCGGATCGGCGAGCGCAGCCGTAATCCGGACGGTGGCGCCCGCGGTAAAACCGGTGTCCCCCGTCGGCAACGCCGTCAGCGCGATGGCCGTCACGCCCCCGGCCCCGGTCGGGAGAAGCGACATGATCGGGAGCAGATTCGAGCGCTTCCAGCGCACGCCTCTCCAACGCCCAATCTCGGCATTCATGAGCGCCGTGGTCTCGGCGTACTGGTGCGACAGGACGAAGGTCTGGTCTTTGGCCAAGTCTTGCTCGTGGTAGGGGTCGACAACGCCCGCATATTGCTCGCCCGGGAAAGTCGGCGCGCCGAGCTGGCGGAGCGTCGCGACAACGCCCGAGATAAAATCGGTTGTCGGGACATCCGTCGTGGCGAGCGTCGAGCGCGAGGTCTTGCCGCCCGGGAAGATGACGACGCCGCCCCCCATCAACACCCGCTGGATCTCGCGGTCTTGGAGCTCCGCAGACGCGTTGCCAAGCCGGTCCTTGGCCGCCGTCAGCGCCGGATGCTTGGTCGTCATCAGCGCGACGTCGGAAAGCGAGACGACCATGCCCCATTGCTCGAGAATCGCCGTCACCTTGTTGACGATGAGTGCCGTGGAGTCGGGCGTGATGCCCTCAGTGAGCGGCGCACCTGGCAGCGGCAGTCGCTCGTAGCGCTGCGCCGAATACGTCTTGCCCTCGCCATCAGGCATATTCGGCGTGTCGCCAATATCCTGAAACACCGTCAACTTTTGCGCGATGGCCAAGAGCTCGTCCTGTAGCCAGAGCGGCGCAAGGTCGTTGACGAGGGTGGTTGAGGTACTGAGCCCCGGATCACTGTAGTTATAGGTACTGCCGGGCATGGCGGCCTCCTCTTAGATCGTGGCGCCCTCGAGCGCCTTGCGTTTCTCCTCGAGCGTCATTGACGCAAACTGCTCGCGCGTCGGCGGCGTGCGCGGCCCCTTGGTCGGCTCCGGGCCCGCTTTCTGCGCCGTGGCCCCGCCCTCAGTGACGGCGCCGGCGGCAGCACTGGCGCGCTGCGCGTGCTCGGCGCTGCGCTGCCTGGCCCGCTCCTCGACCAGCGTATCGACGTATTTCGGGTCGTCCATTCTCCTCGCCTTCACAAGCGCAATCGCCTGTTTGCGGGTAATCACCTGGCCGCGCTGGCGGTACTCCATGCGCACGCGGTCCGCTTCCTCGGCCTGAGTTTCGTATGTCGGAATCTCTTGCCGGACCTGGAGGAGGTCGACCGCATCCGCCATCCCCTCGAGTCCTTGCAGCAGCGGCGCCGCGAGTGTTTCCATGAACGCCGCAAAGATCGGCGCATGGGACTGCACGGCCTCTTCGGTCCATTGCCCGCCGAGGGTCGCCGCGATGCGCAGCGCATCGTCCCGTGGGAGACGCACCAGCGGCATGGCGCCCTGCTGGCGCGGCGGCTGCTGCGGGGCGAGGAGGCGTAAGGTGCCCTCGAGGGCCGCGCGCTGCGCGCGCTCCTCAGCGAGTTGCCCCTCGAGCTTGGAAAACCGCGCGCCCCAGTCCTCCGCCGGCGGGGCGCCGGCCTCGGGGGCCGGCGCGTCGGTGGTGGTGGGCTCGGGGGCGGGGGCGGTTGGTTGCTCGTCGGCCATGCGGGTCCTCTAGGGCACCGGGTGCTCGTCGATGGGCTCGCTCCACCAGTCGCGGCGCGGCTCGGCGGTCCGGGCAGCCTCCAAGTCGGCCCGCTGCGCGGCCCGACGGGCCAGCGCGGCAAGCGCCAGCGACTTGACGAAGAGGGGCATGATGAGCCGTTGCAGCTCCTCGACCTGCCCGCGGCGCTTCATGGCGACATCCGCCGTCGTCACGTCGTCGACCAAGAGCTGTGCAATCCGCGCCTCGACGTACGCGCGGAGCGCCGCGTGATACCCGCTCCCCTCGAGGTCCCGCGTGAGGCTCGCGAGCTCGTCGGGGTCGACGCCGGCGGGTGGGCCAAACATTAGAAGGGCACCGCACCGCGGCGCATGGCCGCCATCGTTTGCCGGGCGCCGCGCTGGCGCATGAGGGGCGACGTGCTCGAGGGCGGTGCGGGTGGCGGAGGGGGAACGGGCACCCGCCGCGGCGGTGGGGGCCCGGCTGCTGGTGGAGGCGGGAGCCGCCCCGGTCCCGGGGGTGGCGGCGTGCCGCGGCCACGGGCGGGTGCGACGCGGAGCACGGGGAGGGCAATTGCAACGCGGCCACGCACGGGACGCGGCGGCGGTCCCGGGGGCGGCGTCTTGGTGCCCTTCATGGGCGGCACGAGCGCCTTTTGCTTCCCGTTCCCGACCGCGCCGCGTTTGCGTGCCATGTCGGGGCGGGCCGTGTAGCGCTCACCCCCGGGGGGATGTCAAGAGGGGCGCGCTCAAGTGAGGAATCGCCGCGGGCCGAGGAGGCTAATGCGATTCGGGATCAAACCGACGAGGGAGAGCAACCAGAGGATCACGGCAATTACAATCACGACCCGGATCACCTGCTTGATTGCGGGGTCCAGCGGCAAGAGGCTTTCGACCAGATAGAGAATGAGCCCAATGACGATAAGGACCACGATTAACTGAATGAGCGGCATGGCGGCCTCCCCTAGGTCGTGCTCGTCGTCGAGCTCGTCGACGTGGTCGTCGTGCTCGTCGACGTGGTCGTCGTGCTCGAGCTCGTCGAGCTCGTCGACGTGGTCGAGGTCGTGCTCGCGGGCGGCGACCCGGCCGGGCCGCACCCGTTCCATGCCGGGCCGCATGGCATAGCCCCCGCGGTGGCAGCAAGGAGGACGAGGGCGGTCACCCAGCACATCTAGTGTGCTCCCGCGCAGGAATAGAGAACCTTGACCGAGCACCCCGTGCACGCCGTCACGTTGGCCCGGTATGCGCACGTCGGGGCCACAACGGACATCACAGCACTCGGGGTCGTCGCATCGACCGTCACCGTGCCGTTGCCCACCGTCGCCCAGGAGACGTCGTCGCACGAGACTTGCATGGCCACGGTCGCCGTGCCCGCCGTGCGCACCGCTTGGAAGAGGAGCGCGGGCACCGCACGCGCCACAAAGGAGTCCGGTGTCGGCCCAGTCGCCGTCATGGGTGACGGCGTCAAGGTCGTGCCGTCGCACGTCTTGTTGGCGGCCCCCGCGGTGCCAAGCAGTGCCGCGAGGACGAATGGCAGCAGAAACTTCGCCTTGCCGCTCCGCAGTTTGGAAAGCGTTTGTGCGAGCGCGGCTTGCCGCTTCGTGCGGGTTGAGGCTTTCGAGCCTTCCTTTAAGACCGACCGCGCGTAGGCCTGCGTCCCCTTGCCGGCGGCTTTCGCCTTGGCCGTGAACGCCCCGGGCCGCTTGATGGCGCCTTGGATCCACTTCTCTGCCATGGGTCACCTCGGGAGTCGCGGGAGGCCGCGGAAGAGGTCCGCGAGACCGCGAGTTTTGCCGACCCGCCCTTGCCCGAGCGGGGCCGGGGGCCGGATGCCCATCAACGCCTTCGCCCGGTCGCGGGACCCGCTATGCGGCCGCGGGGCGCCAAAGTCGGGGCCGCGGAGCCGAGACGCGAGCTCATTAATCCCCGCGTTCGGCACCCCCGCTATATAAGGAGGGGGCGGCGGTCCTCCCGGGCCGACGGGGAGCGGTGGCGGCACCGGCGGTGGGCCCATGGGGGCTGGTGGCCCGGCCGGCGGGAGCATCCCCGGAGGAGGCGGCATCGGCGGCGCACCGGGGGGGAGGCCAGGGCCGACACCGGGCGGAGGTGCTCCCGGCGGCGGGCCGGGCATGCCGGGAGGCCCGGCAAGGGTCGCCATGGACTGCGCGAGTGCTTGCGCCTCGGCGGCAACCAGTAAACCAATATGATGATGGATGTGCGTGGTCAGACTGAGGACGGCATCCTCGCTGAGCGAGCCTGACTCGAGCGCGTGCTGGTGACCCTGGACGTGCGCCGTGTGATCGTCCTGCGGGGACACGCGGAGCTCGTCGGCACGGTTCACGCGGGCGAGCGCGTTCTCCCAGCGCCAATCATTCGGGGCCACGTCCTTACCCGTCTTGACGACCCGGTCTGCGTCGGGGAGCCCCAAGCCGACCGACCAGAAGGTCCGGAGAATGTAGGGCCAGTCGATCGTCACGCCTTGGGCCGCGAGCTGGTCAGGTGGAATCTGGCTCATCAGCGCCACGCCTTGGATCATCTGCTGCGCGCGAACCTGCTGATTCTGCGCCGTGGTCGTGCCGAGCCATTCCCATTCGTACTCGCCGACCAGATCGGCGACCGTGACCGGGTGCTCGACGAGCTCCATCCCGTCCTTGCCCGCCACCTTTAAGATGATGTCCCGGTCCAAGCACTGCTGCGTCAGGATGTCGGAGCGCTCGAGGAGCGGCACCATCACCTCATCCTCGAGGCTCTCAATCACGGCGCGGAGATCGACGGCGCTATCGGCGAGCTGGGCGGCCAAGCCCGCAGAATCCTGCGCCCCGGTCTGCTGATTGGGCGCCATCGGGCGCGCGGGGGTCGGCGCGACCAAGGTATCGGCGAGCCCGACGTAGCCTTGGACGGCGGTAAAGCCCGCGGTGGCCGCCCCTTGGGGCGGCGTGGTGAACTGCACGCCCGCCGGATTGGCTAACCATTTCGCGCCTGGTGCCATGCGCAGACTGGTCGGGTCCTGAACGGCACCAATGTCAACAACGGCAATCGGGTTGGTCGACCAGACAAAGGCGTCACCCGACTGGTTGCCCAAGTCGTTCACGAAATATTGAAGGTAGTCGAAGAGCTCGCAGAGCCCCCGGCCGTAGAATTCCTCGGGAATTTGCTGGAACCGGCCGACGAGCCATTGCGTACCGCCGTGCCAGAACGGCCGGCGCTGCACGCGCAAGGGGACCTCGTCGGCGCCGAGCGTGACCAAGTACCGGGCCGGCTCGTCGTCCTCCAAGTCGACCGTCCACATGCATTCGGTGAGATCGAGCGGGCGGAGCGCCGCGGGCACGTTGAAGTCGAGCGGGGCGGTAAATCCCTTGTCAGCCAACCGAATGGCGAGCGCGTCGAACTTCTCGGGGTTCCGACCCGCCTGGCCGCCCGTGCGGTTTTGCATCGCCTGGTCGTAGAGCGCGACCAGCTCGTCGACGCCTTCATACACGTTGCCGCCTTTCGGATTGGACGGGTCGAGTGGCTTATCGGCCAAGGCATACACCCGGCTTCGCGGCACACAGCGATCCTCGAAGACGAGCGTACAGTCCTCGAGGCCGGCGGCG